TAATTCTATCAGGTTGATTCAAATTAGAAGATGTTAAAATATCTTCAGCTCTTGATTTATAAACTCCTATTGAATCCGTAGCAATTATTTTAACTTGGTAAGGGAATGGTTCATTAGATAATACATCAAATGATGGTTGTACCCAACCAAACCACCAAAGGTTAGCATTACTTACAGAGTTTTTATATATTCTAACAAAATACTCCTTATCACCACTTTCAAATACATCATAAATAAAAGTCTCATCACCATTATTTTCAGCAAATAAACTTATAACACACTCTGAAGTTAAAAATTGTCTATCCCTTGTTCCTCCTTCACCCGTCCATTTAATCTCAAATCCTTCACCTTGCAAAGTAAATTCTGTAGCACTACCACCATAATTTTTTTTCCAAATCTCAACGTACCAAGTTGTACCTGCTTGACCTAAAATTTCAGAGTATCTATACTTTCCGTATGCCATTATCTTCTAGCTTTTCTTCTATTAGCTCTATCGAATACAATCAATAAATCATCACCCGATATTCTTACATCAGGTATAGCCGAACCACCTAAAGCGTGGTTAGGTATAATTGTTCCTTTTTGTGAAGGTACGAATAATTCTGGTCCCCTTTCCCCAACGAGACTGACTTTACCTAAAGGTGGTTGACCTCCGTTGGCGAAACTACCACCCATCATACCAAGCATTGTTTGTTTAAATCCTGACATTCCTTGACCTGCAAAAGCACCTCCCGCAGGAGCAACTCCTAAAGCACTAAATATTGCTGTCATTATAAGGGCTTGAATAACCATCTTTGCCATAGCTTTAAGTAAATCAACAAACAAGTTACCTAAGTTTTTTAAACTTAATTCTCCTGATACTGCCATTTGAGCAAACGCATCAGAAAATGCAAATCCTACATCTAAAGCAAATCCAGTTAGTGTGTCTTTTACAGCTTGAGTCTTAGCATCAAAATTGTCAACCATTTGTTGCATAGCATCTGTAGTGTTAATCAAAGTTCCTTGAACTACATTTGATATAGCTGTTGGTGCTATAGCACCTAGGGTTGGAACTGCTTTTGCACTATCTACAGCCTTTTCTTGCTTAAATTTTTCTTGTCTATCTAATTCTTTATTAATTTCTTCAAGTGCTTCTGCTTCTGCCTCTAAAGCTTGATGACTCTTCCAAGTTGAAAGCATAAAGCCTTTTTGACTCATTATAGCTTTTTTCCTTGCGTCCTCTTGTGCTTTGAGCCTCGCCTCATCTCCTAATGTATCTGCAAATGATGCAATAGATGCGAATATCGCTGAACCTGCAATAACTTCAATACCTAGGGCAGCAAATGCTGCTCCTACAGCAGTAACTGCCGCTGATACTACTGCCAATCCTGTTGTTAATAATGGTATAAGTGCTACCATAGCACCTAGAGCTATTAAAACTGGTCCTGCTGCTAGAGCAATACCACCTATTGTTATAATTAATTTTTGAGTATCTCTGTCTAATTTTCCAAATTCACCAAATAATTTTGTAACAACTTCTATCATAGGCATCAACATTTCTGATAATACCTCCCCTAATTCTAACTTAAACCCTTCAAATGCACTCTCTAACTTTTTAACCTTAGCAAAGGTAGTTTGACCCATAAGGTCAGCCATTTCCTTTAACTTAGTAGTGTTAGTCTCATAAGCACTTGATAACTCATTTACCTTTTCTAAGTTATCTGTTAATACAAGTAATTGGTTGGCTGCCGTAGTACCAACTAATTCTTGCGCTCTATTAAGATCCATTTCACCTTCAGCAGCTTCCTCTAATACACTAGAAAACTTTGTACCAGTTTCATTTAACTTCATAAATATTTTACGAAGTCCTGTACCTGCTTTAGATGCCTTAATACCATTATCCATTAAGACACCCATTATCGCAGATAATTCTTCTATGTTAACTCCTACTGCGTGAGCTGATGCACCTGCGTGACCAAAGGCTGTTGCAAATGTATTTAATTGAATTGATGAATCTGAAGCTGCTGAGGCTAGTGTGTTTGATATACGAGCTGCATCTTCTGCCTCTAAATTAAAAGCGTTTATTGATGCTGAAACAACTTCTGCTGATAAAGATAAATCTTCTCCAGTAGCTAAGGCAAGGTCTAATATAGACTCAGTCATACCTTGTATCGCATCAGGCTTAAAACCTTTACGACCTAATATTAATTGTAAGTCGGCTACTTGAGATGCTGTAAATTGAGTAGTAGAACCTAATCTCTTAGCTTCTTTTGTAAGCATTTTAAACTCTTCGGTAGTAGCACCAGTTACAGCGTTAACCTTCATCATAGCGTTCTCAAAATTAGAGAACGTATCGAAGGCTTGTTTACCCATAGCAGCTAAAGGTGCTGTAACACCAAAAGTCAGCATAGAGCCGACACGAGCTGCATTAGAAGCAAAACCTGCTATTGATTTATTTGCTTTACCAAGACTTGCTTCTAAGCCTTTGATATTAGCAGCTACAATTATCGATATAGTTTTTACTCCACCCATTTTAAACTTTGATTTTTTTAGGTTCTGTTAGTTTGTATCTCTTTAAAACCTCTTCGATTTGCTCTTTACTAGCAACATCTTTTTTAATTTTAACTTTGCTGTCCCAAGGGAAAGGCATTAATTCTTTTGGTTTAAGTCGATGTTTCGAGTGAGGTACTATACAACTGTGTACTATCATTCTAGTTTGTTCCCAATTATTTTGGGATAATTGTTCGTTGTATTTTTTGAATCCTCTTATTTTGTTGTCTAAGGAACGTGGGGTCAAATCATATAATTCTTCATCACTTAACCCCAACATTCCCAATCCAACTTCTTCTAACTTATCCCAATCTACTTCACCTGTCTCTTCATCAATAATTTCCTCTCCCTCTGCTACTTTCCCTTTTTCTGAGGTTGGTCTAATTGGAACGCTTCAAAGATTTCATTTATCTTACCGAAATCTTCATTGTCTATCCATTGTTCAATATCTCGAACTTTGTACTTAAACTCTTCTCCGTTCTTCTTAGCACCATATTTTAGACCATAGTAAGCGATAATACCAACGTGGTCTATCTCTGTTCCTAGTTGATCCATTTCATTTAACTTTAAGTTACAATCGTTACAGATGTCTTTTAAAGCTAAATAACTAAATCTAATCGGTCTTCTTTGACCGCCTATTTCTACCTTTTTCATTTTTTGTTACCTTTTTAATTTAAATTGATTTATAAAACTTTCTTTAGTGATATTGAACTTAGCCATCTAGTTGTAGGGTTAGTCCCTCTTTTAAGTGTGAAATCTGCTTCACCAGCTCTATAGTAAATTTGATAAGTACCAGGAGTATTGTTAAGTGATATATTAGTTGTTGTACCCCAAGTATCTTCTAAAACAATAACACCTGCTCCTGATGGAGTTGTCGCTACTGTGTAAGTAAGTAAATAATAATCCCCTGTTGTTAGTATGCCTTGTTTTTGTAAAAAAGTATTAGCACTTGCACCAACAGTTATCATTTTAAAATATCCATCTTCTATAACAGATGCACCTGAGCCTCCTATATACCACCAAGTAGTACCTTCATCAAACCCTGTATCACCAATTAACTCAGGACCAAGTCCATTAGGATAAACATTACCTGTACCTGTGAAAGTAGCCGAACAAGTTAAATTATCTTCTACTCCTGCGTCAAAGCTTACCGATGATACAAGTGCGTTTCCTTGCCAATGAGTAATATCGGTAGGGTCTTGATAATCGGTTGCTTCAGGTGAAAGCTCTATTTGCCAAGATGAGGTGAATATAGAGTCTGAGCTTTGAGTATCTGCTAAACCAGGATATAATCTAAACTGAACAACAGCATCACCTTGGTCAATTTCTACAGTAGGAAACTCTAAAGCTACTCTACACCAAGTTGAATCTAAGTTTGTTATTTTATAATAACCACCTCCTATAGATATAATCTCTTCACTTCCATTACCGCTTATTATTCTAGGTGTATAAAATGATGAATTTATATTTAACACATAAAAAGAGGCTATGTCTGAAGTGCTTTCTTTAACATAAAAAGACCAAGTAAGTTTTTTACCCTCCAATCTTGCAGCATCAATATGATACTCTAACCTATCTTGTGATGCAGTAGTTGCCTCTATAAGAGACGCAGTAGTGCCGCCAAATGGGTCTGCCTGTAAATTAGCTTGTGATAAATCATTAGATTCAGTAAACTCATCAACCCCACTTTGAGTAAGGTTAGTGCGTAAAATGTTTCTAATTCTATCAGAGAAACTTAAATCGACTAAACTTCTTTGTTTAAGTTTATCGAAGAAATCAGTACCATCTAAAGGTACATCGGGATTTATTGATTGTAATATATCGGTAGATACTTCAAAAGACTTTAAACCACCCAAAGACTCAGACCATCCGTCTGAATCCTTGTTGGTTACATCTCTTAAATCCATATTAGTGCTAAACGAAGCTGATG